AACTCCCAGTCATTAACAATAGACTCGTAGTTAGTCACTATGTAGTCCGTGTATGTGCCATCTACGTATTGCCTAGTTCGTACTGCTTTTGACCCGTCTACGACGGTAACTGTGGCGTTTGAAAACTTTGTTATCTCTGCTTCCCATTGATACTTTAAACTTGCTAACACAATAACTAATGTGGGTTGGGTAATTTCTTTTCTTTCCCGCAACTCTTCAAGTGCTGCAATCGTCATGCAAGTTTTTCCTAAACCCATCTCATAGGCAACCAGCATTTTCTTTTGCTTTGCCATACGTTCAACGGCTTCAACTTGATACGGTTTTAAAGTGCCTGTAAACATTAGAGATACGCCTTCTCCCCATAAATCATGTCAATAGCATTCTCTATGCCCCAAAGAATTTGTTCGTTAGCCATATCGCCAACATCCTTTAAACCTGTTGAAGCGTAGTTAAAGAACTTAGCAGTAATGCCTAACTTCTTAGCCCCTTGTAAAAATGCTTCGCAACCTTTTTTTCCAGCAGGGTCGACTTTTGGATTGTCTAACGCAACAATGACCACATCGGAATACCGTAGGAGTTTAAGTTGAGACTCACTTACCTGTGCTCCAAAGGCAGCCACTCCCCCTACTACTCCTGCAGAAGCAATTCGTACAGCATCAAGAGGTGACTCAACTAAAATTGATTGCTCTGGAGTTACTTCGTGTGCACCAAATAATGTGCGAGATTTTGTAACACCTAGAGGTCTATTTCTAAACAAACGTTGCTTCGAATGCTTTTCTTGCCAACCCCATAAAGTGTGGTCATGTGGGTTTCTAATTGGAAGTATCCACGTATCTTCTTTTGCCCACAGCACCTCATACTTACGACATGCTTCGGCTGTTAAGCCTCTAGATTCTAAAGCCCATGCTGGAGGCTCTGTAAATAAAGCCAATCGTGAATCGTCCATAGGTAATTCTTGTTTTGGTGCTACATACTGCGGTGCTTCTTTTAGACGAGCAGCCAATTCTTGTGGAGTAATGTTTTCAATCTGTGCAATCCATTTACTAACTGCGCTGTAATCAATGTCCTCTGAAATGTAGAAGCCTTGGACTTCCCCAACTAAAGAGAATAAGTTTCCTTTGAATCCACAAGAAAAACACATGTGAGCACCTGTTCGTTGGTTGATGTACCAAGAAGGGTTAACATCTTTTTGTCCAGTCCGAGTTTCATGACCAGGACAATGAGCAAGCATTTCATCGCCACGTTCTCTTATGATAAATACACCTAATTTATCCAAAACTTTAACAACATCTACAACCGTCATATTACTAAGCCTCTCTTACAAACAGCACAAGTTGAGTTTTTTGATTCTTCGTGGAAACACCCTGTCTCCCACTTCCATGTCAAACTTGTTTCACTAGGACCACAGTTACGGCTTGCAACAATCTTTAAAGTTCTTAAATCGTCGTAATCTGGAACGGGTTCTAAACCAAGGATGACATCTGAGTCTTGGAAGAATGATGAGGAGTAACCAATAGAGTCTGCAGTTACCTTCCCGCCCTTCATCTTCCATAACAAAGTCTGAGTAGTTACAACTACTGGAATGTCGTGACGTTGAGCAAGACGTTTCAATGCTCGCGTTACGTTTGTAATAGATTGTGGCGTATTCATCTCACCAGTCATTTCATCCATCATGAGATAAACACCATCAACAAACACAATGTCTGGCTGTAACTTTGAAATCTTGGCAGATAAAGAGGCAACTGTTAACCCATTTACAGCGTCAACAAGATGGAACGATTCTTTCATTCCGTCCATGCCTTTTAACATATCAATATAACGAGTCTCTTCATCTTGAAAGAGTTTTCCGCGACGAAGACGACCATGAGAAACTTGAGCACGAATTGAGTCATGCCGTTGTTGTTGTTCTCTGTTAGTCATTTCAAAAGACTGGAACATTGGCACTTTGCCGTCACGATGCACGTGTATCGCTATTGCTAGTGCTATTTGTGACTTACCTGTTTTAGGAGGAGCAATAACTGTCACTAACTGCCCACCCTGTAATCCAGCAGTTGCCTCGTCAATTTTGTCGAAGCCTGTTGGAATTCCCAGCATTGTTTGGTTTGCTAATGCTTGATACTCAGCAAATCTTGCTTCCGCATCTTTTGTTAAATCAAGTTCGTTAGTTCCCTGAACACCTTGTGAGTTAACACGAGTAATGGCTGCTTCCATAGCAACCAAAGCACCTTCGTGGTCATTCTCTGTTAATTTTTGAACAGAGTTTTCTAAACCCTGTCTTACAAGAAGTTTTCTTCTAAACGTTACGGCTTGGTCAACTAAAAACTCAAGTGAATCTTGAACATCTAAAATTTTGTATGTTGGATAATGGTCTTTAACAGTTACAGCAGTTGGAACTTCTGAATACTCTGCATAGTGCTTTACAACAAATTTCCATACGCGAGAATTGTCGTCATCTAAAAACCAATCAAATGTAACTCCGCGTTGTAATACTGGGAGAATGTCGCGGTCACGAATTACTTTACTTACTAGTCTGTGTTCATTATCTGCTGCCACGAATTTATTCTCCTCTCATAAACGATTTAATTCAATACCCCAAGAACCATATCTTCCCAATCTAGGGGGAATGTCTATCACACCTTTTAGATTTACGCGATAGGGCAAGTCATCTACTAACTCCTGTGTCGTCATGTAAATCTGTGCAAAATTAAACGGGTTACCTCCTCTCCTGTCAAGAATTTCCATAATGTGGTCTAAGTCAGATTTATCTAAACCACTTTCCTCAATACCTGCAAGTTCTACGGACAAACCGTATTTGTTAGTTAAAATCCATAACTGTGCAACTGCTTCTTTATTTATGTTACTAATGCGAAGATATGTAGAAGATTTAAAAAGTTTCTTTTCTTTTACTTCTTCAGTTTGGGCAACAACTTCTGCAAGAACAATTAAACGCGAAGGTGTTTCATTAGAGATGTCGCCATTTCTCACAACACTTCTACTCTCGCGTATTTTAAAATAAAATTTCTAAACGCGTCTGCAGAATCGTTGGCTTTAGCAGCCTCATCTTCTGGCACGTCTTCAGGAACTAAAATAGCGTACTGCCCAGAGTTTTCTAGCATGCGCTGTTGAATAAATTCGGTGTGTTTACATTTGCTTCTAACTCGGTAAGAAGGGCAGTTACATTTCGCATTCGTATCACCAGGGCGTAGTTGTACCTCGTACACCCCCGTAGTCGAGAGAAATAACTGGACCGTTCTCCACGTCTCCAAATTTGAGCCTTTCTTCATGCTCGTGCCTTCCGTAAGTCTTTGTTAACTAGGCGAACTCTTTGGAATGCCTCATTAGCAAAACTCGCCATCGCGTTGCTGTATTTGGCTCCCCAATTTTCCAGCATCTCGTTGGTAGTTACTATTGTAGGCAATGCTCTGTCGTATCGACTGCGTAAAATCTCGTCAAAAGAAGTGTTGTCGTAGTTAGAGCCGTATTCCTTACCTAAGTCGTCAAGTATCAACAACCTAACGTTTAACCAATCTTCTTTTGCACGTCCGTGAAACCCCTCCATTTCACGGTTCATCTCACGCTTTTCATCAGCATCTGCGTCAAACATAGCCTTTTTGCGAGACAGAAACTCAGGATAGGTTAAGTAATAAATAGGGCGAGATAACATTCCGTAATCTGAGCCTGACTTGTATTCAAGAACTTTTTTAGCAGTGTCTTCATCGTCAGGTAAATTCTTAACAAACTCCATGGCTGCTACAACTGCGTGAGTTGTTTTGCCAAGTCCTGGTCCTCCATCAAAAAGTAACCCAACGCCTGTTAAACCAAGACCACCAACCTGCTTAATAACGTTGCCCGTTACTATCTCGTCCAGCCAATCAACGACTGTTTCTGGAAACTCAGACAACATGTCAGAAGGTTCTAACCCAAGAAAACGTCGGGGGATATTTGAATTACGGAGTATCCAATGTCGTTTGAAAGGAGATAACGATTCAATCTGATAAGTCAACTGATACTCCTCTGTCGTCGGTGTATTTGCCTTTACCGTTTGTAGTCATACCTGTTTCTTGGATTGTTAAAACAAAATACAACTCTCCTGGAAACAAGATGCCGACAATAACATCTAAAATTTTAGACTTCCACTTGGGCATAGTGACAATAGCAAAAACGGGTAAATCTTTTTTCTTTTTAGCCATCGTTTTCTACCCAGGCATGTATGAGCATTCCAATAGGAATACCAATTAAGATTCCGATGATGAGTGCAAGATTCATGTTAATTCCTTTTCCTGAATTCTTTTAACTGCTTCTGCAAATTTAGGGTGCTGCACTTGATACTTTCCATTTGGGTCATGGACATGACACAGACCGCCTCGAGATTCTTCCCCAACTACTTTGCAAGGTTTACCTGTAGCGGTTTTAGCAACACACTGCATTACTGACCTCCCCATCCTCCGCCTTTGAATTGAACTGCAGGTGGTGTAAATACTTTGCTCATCGCATTGCCACAACGGTCACAGTTAGGTCGCTCAGTAGATTCAAAAGTCAAGTGCATTTCTACAAGACTGCCTTCGCAGGTATCGCATTTAAAATCATACTTAGGCATTTAACTTTTTCTCATACCTTTCTAGCGCAGACCGACCTGCAATCGTGTTGTCGAATGTTCTTCCGTCAGAAGCATAGACGACATCGGTATTAATCTCTTCTGACACGCCCTCGACATTCGGCAGGACTATCCCAAGATTGTTGTGCGCCTTGACCAGGTGGGTCCTAAACATCTGGAGAAACTTCTTATAGAGATAAGGAGCCTCGTTGCCGATACCTATAAAGTTCTTTTGGTCAGCCATAAACATCTTTAACAACTCTAGTTCGACCAGGGCTGTCGTCTGATACTGGCTGCGTTGCTTGGCGAGTGCTCCTGCAAGGTGACCGACGTTGACAGTTCCTGGAAGCCAGGGAAACTTCTTGCCAACAAGGTAAGAAAACTCTGCTGCTACATCGCGACTTGTCCATTCTGCCTCTGGTCGCAGTCCTCGTGTCTTAGTGTCTTTCTTGCTCGGCGGTGTCCTCGGTGTCTCTGACTCCAACTTTCCAATACCACCAATGGAATCATCCTTGGCTTGTTCTTCACGCCAACTTTTATTCATTGATTCCTCACTTACTTTTTGTATTTTTATATTTTCATAACTAGTTTGACTAATATGACTATTAGGTACTAATAGTCTATTAACTAGGTAGTCATAGTTACTATCTGCTCTATCTGTAGATGCCCTCTCTGCAGGGCATACTGATGCCTCCCACAGAGGGCATAACAACTGGTATGTGTTCCCAGAATAAAACCCTCGCCCACGCTTTTTGCGTTGTGTTTCAAGTAGCCCCTTGTCCTCTAAGGCTCGTATAGCCTCTCTGACGGTGTTCCTAGATTTAGCCTGCGTCGAGCAGCCGAGAGTATCCATTGACTGCT